GGTCAAGCATGTCAAGAAAAGTTTCGTCCATCATGCGCTCACCACTACCTTCCCCCTCCATGGGGCAGTCAAACTCATGATAGTTGAAGTATCTCATAATAGGGCTATAGAGATGGCTGCAATTAGTATGATGATGTCAGCAACATCACCTCGGCCGTATTGCTTGGCCTTGTATATGATGTTAGCCACCACGGTTGCTAAGATAATATAAATCATTTCGTCAGTTTACGACAAACCAATTACCACCACTGCACAGCAACTGTACCGCCTCATACGCTGTGTTAAGGTCAAAACTTGCAGCGCCGTTTATAGTGGCGCTTGTATCGCCGGATGCAGGTACGATGCTGACAATGTTGCTTGAGCTGACAGTGCCGTTGGCTACTATTGTGATAATTGCACCGTCAAAGTTTGCGACTGCTGGTAATTGTATTGTGCCTGTGCCTGCACCACCTAGATAATTTACAGTTGCCGCTTGTTGCACTTCTGTCAAAGCAGTACTTCGACCGCCTTGGGTGTTTATTGCAGTAACTGGTTGCTGTAAAAAACGCTGGAAAATGTTGGGCGCTATAACGCCGTCAGTAGGATCGTAGGCATTTTGTAAATCATAGATTGGCTCTGTTTCTTCTACTGGTGTGTGATCATCAAATACTTGCTCATCAGGTACACTAATATTGCTGTCGCTGCTCGTCAAAAAAAACGCTTCGTATTCTGTTTGCACAGCACGAGCAATAAACGTGGTTTCAAATGGTAGGAAATCGCGAGTTGCAAAAAGCATAGTATTTAAAGGACTCACAAAATCTTTGTAGACCGTGCCTCGGTTTACACGGGTGCTAAAATTTTGACCTGCCAACACCTCTTTAACACCGAGCTTATGAATAGACAAAGGCGAGGTATTTCCAAAACTTACAAAACTATTTACAGGCTGGTCAGGTGCGCTATTGTTTTCATATATGTTTTTTATATCATTGTTTGTGCTGCTGCCAATGACTACCTCATTTTGTATTAAAGTTTCTTGGTTGTCATTTGGTGTGGTCGCCTCATAGACAATTCGGTCACCATTGGTAAGCCCTCCATTTATCAAATCTACTTCAAAGTTTTGCAGCTTTGCGGTAGCGTTCGCTCCAGTTACATCTGTAATTAAATTCCCGTCTGCGTCATAACCTTCAACGTTTACACTAATAGTAATGCCTGTTTGACTGCTTGGTAAAGCATCAAGGTTTACAACAAATGGCTCACCTGAATAAGCTAACGATACAAAATTCGTTGGGAAGTTTGTGAAATTGTAAAACAAACCATTATTACGATTTAAATGGTGAGGTGTCGGCGTTACAGGTATAAACAAATGGCCAGCGCTGCCCGACCAAGCTGGTGAACTGAATTGCATTACATCAACACTGTAAACGTTTTGCCCATTACCCACGTCCATTGTGCTTGGTCCAAATGTCACAGCATTATTGTAGTACAAGCTCCCCACTCTTATTGACATCTTTAAAACCAGCCGCGCGTGCTCTGCTGATCCCGTGCTTGTGCCATCACCAACAAACGAATGGGTATATAAAAAAGCCAACCGCAACAATGTTCCCTGATCATACGCAAGGCTGTTGTCAGTCATCGATGTTCCGAGAGCAACCTCATCCCCCGATGCATTTAAAAATTGAGTATTAGGGCCAACCAGTGGCAAGTTATTGTTGGTCCGCCAAGTTCTTTGCACCTTATTTAGAGCAGGCAAAAAGGTAGTAGTCGCGCCTCTTAATTTCACTATGTCAGTGCCAACTGTTAACCGTGTAGTAACGGCGCTTGTGCCTGTACTGATTGTGCTAGTTGGCACTGTTGTATTACTCCCCTTTGTTACCGTATGAACATTTAGAATAACGTTGTTTTTTACAGCCCCTATAGGCAAGAACCAAAAGTAACCATCGCTAAAAAAAACACGCGCATTCATAGTGGTCGCTAAATTTTGCAGAACTTCGTAAGCGCTAAAAAACTCAACGAATCCTTGCTCATTTACGTTGTAGAAAGCCGCATGATTCACTTCTAGTTCAATCAATGCGTTTGCGCTTACAAAGGTAGACGCCTTAAAATCGTTTGCATACTTTAGAAAAACATCGCTGGTTGCGTAAATGTGCAGCGCTCTTGTTTTATTTAAACATCGTATCAAGTGTTCAGCAAGTGTGTCGCGTCCCGTATACGCTGTGCCATCGTTATTGTAAAGCACATTTTTCAAGTTGCCTAAATCGTCCACCGCCGTCATGGTGTTCTGTATGGGGTAAGCCTCGTCCTGCAGCACGACCTGCTCATGCAGTAGCACGCCAGTCCAAAACAAAGTGTTGGCGCCGTCAGGGTCCTTGAATATGCTCACTGTAAAATCAGCGTCCTCGCTCGTGCCTAAGGCCGTGAGAAAAGTAGTGTGCGCTGATACGTTTTCTATCAAAGTAAACGTGACCTCACTGCCGATGATGGGCTGCATGCGGTCCTCGTTGTTTCCGCTGTAGCGTAAGGTGAAACCGTCAGCGCCAAGGTTAAACTCGGTCGAGCTGCCTACGAATCCATTTTGATGGATGTTCAGTTTGTATGCAGTGCCAAGATCATCTGTAAACTCGGCGTGTAATCGTATTGCATCAGCCATTAGAAACCTCTTACTCTGTTACGGTCAATTGCGTTGCGCTCGCTGGTCAGCAAGATGTCGCGGCCTGAAATCTTACCAGTGACTTGTACCTGCGTCGCGCCCATCATGTCCTGCAGGCGGTCAAGCGGTGCCACCACCTCGGGGTTGATGCTGCTGGTGCCTGAGCCTTCGCCGACCATTGCAAGTGATGCGCCTGTGAACAGTCCCCCGTTTGCCATCATTGGCAAACCAAAGCCGCCAGTAATAAACTTGCCAAGGCCGCCTTTCACCATGCCAACATTCGGAAACAATACAGACAGAATCATGAATTGTGCAACCAGTGACGCGAGCTGCATAGCCAAGCGCTTAATCATGTCGAGCATGACCTGTTCAAACGTAGCCGTTCCGCTTGCAATTTGTTGGAAGGCGCTATCTACAAAACCTGCAACGGCCTGCGCCATGGCGTTCATGCGATTCTGTACTGCTGTGCTGGCCGCAATCACCGCGTCAATGTCCTCATCTTCCACGATGTCTTCAGGCATGTCAATGTCAACTATGTTGAGCGCAGCAGGCACAGTAACTACTGGTTCACCTGCGCCACCTCCTCCACCTGCAACACCTCCTGCACTAGGCAACAAGTTGGTCAAGCCTCCTAACGTCTTTATAGATTGTGCTACACCTTCTTCACTAAACAACTCTATAGGGTCGCGTTGCAGTTCATCCTCGATGCCTGTGCGTATGTTCTCTGCTGCCTTCCTGCCAAACTCTGCAGTACGATCTGCTGCATCGCTAAATGCTGTACGGACCAGCTCAGGAATTGCAGCAAAGTCACGTGTAAAAATGGCTTTGATAATGGCACCAAGGTCTTTGAAACTCTCGATGACGTTGTTGACAGCAAACGCAAAGAAGTCAAAAACCGTCAGCACAGTGCCTTTGATGGCTCCAATGATGCCGCGCACAAGGCTTGACTCATTGAAAAGGGTGATGAAGAAGTTGATCACCTTTGTCAATGGTCCTGCAATCTCATCGGCAAAGGTGACAATCGCAATGCCCAACCCAACGATAGCGCCAACCACTAAGCCAATCGGTGAAAGCATAGCGGGCAAAATCATAAGCAACGGACCCAAAGCAGCAGCAACACCTGCTGCAATAAGTGCAAACTTTTTTGTTTCCGGTGACAGCCTTGTTATTGCTTGCATCAAACCAACAAAGCCGTCAAGTATATCTTTTACCACAGGCATTAAATCCTTCGCTAACTCTGCGCCTGCAAATTTCAAATTGTCGAGCGCAGTGCTGAACTTACCCGCTGCCGTTTCGCTTAGTCGCTCCATTGACTTGTGCGCAAAGCCACCCTCCTCAGCCATACTTTTTAAAACGGCATTAAATTCTTCAACGCTCACACGACCTGCGCCAAGTTTATCGGCTGGCAATCCTGTGGCTTCAGCTAATAACTCGAAAATTTTGACGCCTCTGTCTGCAAGTTGGTTGAGGTTCTCCAGCTCGACCTTACCCTTGGCATTGACCTTGGCAAAAATGGCAGCTATCTCGTCAATTGGTTGGCCGCTAGTTGCTGCGATGTCGCCAAGAAACTGCAGTTGATCATTTACCTCATTGATGCCTGTGCCTGATGCAATGAGCTGCCGCGCTGACTTGGCTACTGCTTCTATTTGAAAAGGCGTCTTAGCTGTGAACTCATTCAAGTTCTTCATCATGTCCGCCGCCTGCTTCGCTCCACCAGTCAAGCTGATGAAGCTGGTCTGCATAGCTTCTAAATCTGCAGCTGATTTTACTGCAGCTAAGCCAAGACCAGCGATAGGCATAGTCAACGATCGCGTCATTGATTGCCCCAGCCTCTTAGTGTTCTTGCCAAAGGTCTGCATCTTGCGCATGGACTTGCCAAGCGCCTTGTCAAAGTCGCGCGTCGTTGCGCCTATCGTTACTATGAGATCGTTCAGCTTTGCCATTTGTCGCGCTCTTCAATTCGTTTTCTTAACTCTTCCTTGGTCAGGTTTTTGGCGTTCTGCTTTGGTCGCTCCCAAGGGAATTGCATCATATCCTTTGGTCGCAATTTACGGCCTTTCCGTAG